ATGATAATTTATTAAACTATTCACCACAATCATACAGAAAAGATATCTACCCATTTAATTCAGATTTATATCTATCATACATAAATGATACACAATTCAGAAATGATAATTTTAAATTTAACGGTGCGTTAAAAACAAATTTAAAAGAAGGGTTTGTATGTTCACCAATAGATTCTAAAAAATGGGTAAAAACAGGATATGAAACAAATTTATTTAGTAAAAAATTAAAGGTCGGTTTAACTGAAACTAATATTCTTAATACACCATATTTCCACAATCAAATATATTTTGATTTTTTAAAAACAAGTGCAAGTGGGAAGTATAATGGTTCCGCATATCTTTTATTAAACTCATTACCATTTTTAGATTTAGAAGATGAAAATAAATTTGGGTTTTCACCATTTCCTGTGTCATCATTATTTAGAGAAGTTGCGTCAACACATTTTATTCCGTATCATTTAATTTTAAAATGGGGTTCAATATATCACAGATATAAAACACATATTGAAACAGGGTATGATATAATTGGTGGATGTATCAATACGGGTAACACCACTTTTGATATTGACGGTAGTATATTTTTTAACAATAATGAAATCACTTCAGATTTTACAACATACACAATATCGTCAGTAACAATGAATGGTAACTCAACATTCGGTGTAACATATACGGGTAATACTGATATCGGTATACACCCATTTTATGATGCGGTATTTCACCAAGTAATAAACGATTACGACCACTATATAATATTTTCGGGAGACCCATCATATTCTTTTAATGTAAATGCTGGTGCGATAAGACATAGGGTTAGACAACAATCAAATAATTTAAATTATTGGACAGGATTTGTTGATAATTCAAAATTTGATAATAAAGATTTAAGATATACATTATTACCTTGTGATGGTGATAATGCTAAAATTAATCAAACTCAAATACTTCCTACTTTATTAACAAATCCAGTAACAATTGGTACATATAAAGAACCATTTAATAAAGGCGTTCAAAATTATTTCAGAGTAATTTGGGAAGATGATTATATTAATAATGACTTTAGTGGTTTAACATTCCCAAGTCATTCACAATATTTTAGATCATTCCAAAGCGGAACAACAAGAACAAATGACAATCAATTTTCAATTTATAATAACTATAGAAAAGTGGTTGATTTAATTGGTACTTTTAGTCCACAGATATTGGATAGATTTGAACAATACTTTTTAGAGTTTGCAACAGAAAGACAACAACAAGATTTACCATATAAAAGATTTAGTAAAGTTAGGTATGATAATTTCCAAAATTTATTAAAAGAAATATGTTCGGTAAAAAAAGAAACGTCTGATAGTACGGATATAACAACATTAATTTCTCAGATAAAAACTAAACAAAAAAACAATCTGATTCAATTAACCGTGGATATGTTACATGATGATAATCTAATAAAGGTTACACTTGGCAATCCTAAAGAAATTGATAATCAAGTATTTGATGGTTTTTGTAAAATAGGTAAAAAAAATACATTTTCATATAATACATTTGATTCCCTTCAACTTAATCCCGTAAATAGAAATTATATTAAATTATATATTGGTGAAGACATTAATCAATATTATGAAAATTTCTTTATTGTTAATGATATTGAAATTAGTGAAGATAATATTAAATTATTTAGACCATTAGTTTTGATGTATGCTGGATATATTAAAGCGGGAAATGCAAATACAAATTCGGCATTTAAAGATTACGTATCAAAAAGTGTATTCACTGGTAATGGAATGGATGCACAATTTATTAGAATAGATTTATTCTTACGAACATTAATAAAACAATTTTCGAAATTAGAATCTAGAGTTGATGATGGTTCACAGATAATCAAAGGATATAATAATAAAGATTTAAAAATTGAATTATACAATACGTTTAAATCTTTTAATGACAAATGGATTGCTGGAAATTCAATAGGACAAAGGTTATTAATGGAAGAGTTTTTATTTTTAGATAAAGCGAATAAAGACATAGGTGATAAGGTTTATATGAATTTAGATAAGTTTGTCGAATTGGTTGATTATAAAAATAGTAAACTTGATTTATACGGTGCGTTATCTATGTTATTAAAAGGTACCAATATGGATATGAGGTCATTACCATCATATGTAAATTTTTATGGTACAACAATAACAAGCGATAAAATAACACCATCAAAAAATGTTGCGGCAAATGTTTTTGGAACATTCTTAGAAGTGGATTATCAAGAATCAACACCAAAAACAATAATACAATATGTTGGACCTGTTTCAAAATATCCACAAGTAGAAAATAAAAAATTTGGTTTTAATGATGATAGTTTTGACATATCAAGTGTGAGCAATAATCCATTGGTCATAACGACACCAGATGTATTTACAAAAGAAGATTTTAGTAAATCAAATAAGGTTATCGCATTTGAAGTTAGTTTTGGTGACCAAAATCAAGGTATATTCAAAGGTGTACAACTTGACCAATCGTCAATAAAGAATACATCAGAATCATTTGTTGTGATGGAAAACTTAGCAAGATCTGAGTCAGGTTCTGGAACTTACAATGTTGATATAGGATTATATGACATTTACAGACAAGCGTCATATACTTGTGATGTTACAATGATGGGTGATGTTATGATACAACCTACAATGTATTTTTATCTTAAGAATATTCCAATGTTTAGGGGTTCATATTGGATTACTGAAGTAAGTCATTCAATTAAAGGAAATAATATAACGACAACTTTTAAAGGTACGAGAATACCTATGATATCATTACCTGACCCTAAAGATTCGTTTATGTCGAGTTATAAACCATTATTTGATAAGATAATGCAGACAGCAATATCTAGAGTTAGAAATGCGGATAAAGTAACCAAAACAACCGTAACAGTATCTACACCTAGTGGTAATTTTGAAACCGATATTATTGTACCATTATCAACAACTCCAACAGAGGAACTTGTTAAAGATTCTGGTGTTACATCTTATGGTGTTCCATACAATGGATTTGAAGGTGAAAAATATATACAGAAAGTCAAGTACGATGGTACAGAATATTTCAGAGCAAGAGTATGTAGAATGGGTAGCGCAATATACCAAATAAATGATGGTACAACTATGAGTTTAATTAATCAATCAGGTAGTGGTGACCCATTAAAATGGTCAGAAATTAAAGATACAAGTGCAACACAACAATTTTATTCTTTAAGATTCAATAAAGGACATGCATCAATTAGTAGTATGAGTTCCGTAAAATTATCATTCTATAATCCAAGTAAGAAAACAAATAATGTTCAAGTTTATCAAAGTGTTACAGGAGCTGTGGGTTCTAGAAAAGTAACAGGACAAATAAACATTGGTCCAAATGTTGATGGATATGGTATTGGTATGTCACAAGCGATGATGGAAGAGTTAAAGTTAGTTGAGGGTGATATTGTATATTTTTACACTAATTAGGAATATTATACATAATGTAGATATTTATATAAAAAAAAACTATGGATAATAATAAATTAAACAGCAGTGTTGACCAGTTTTTAAATCCAAAGACCGTTAAGAATATTTCTAATAACGGAATGGAAAGAGAAGAGTGTGATTTACAAACAGGTGAATGTTACACTATTAGGTCAAAAGACGGAATAGTTGAAAGAATAAATAAAAAATATATTACCGAAGACGGTAGACAATTATTACAAGATTAAAGCTATGTTAGAACAATTACTACAAGAAGAGTTAAATCGTTTTAACGCGATTAACAGATACGCAAATAAATTGGTTTTGGAACAAGAAGTTCCACCACCTCCACCAGCAGACGCAAGTGCACCACCTTTACCAGGAGGTGATGTTCCTCCAGCAGATGCGGGAGCACCACCGGCAGACGCAGGTGCACCACCGGCAGACGCAGGAGCACCAGCAGCAGAACCTGAAACTGAAGAAATTGATATTACAGACTTGGTTAATATGACCAAAAATATCAAGAAAGAAATGGACGATAACAAGCAAGATAATAGTGCGGTTGTTGGTAAAATGGATGACGTTTTTACTAAACTTACAGATTTAGAACAAAAACTTAGTCAGATGGATAATATTATGGCGAGAATTGAATCGTTGAGTAATGTTGTTCAACAAATGAAACCTGAAACACCACAAGAAAAATTAGAAATGCGTTCATTAGATTCATATCCTTTTAACCAAAAACCAAATGACTTTTTTGCTCAAAAACAAGAAGAAATGAGGGCATCAGGTAAAAATGAATATGTTCTTACTAAGGGTGACATAGATGATTATTCAAAAGACACCATAAGAACTACATTCAATCCAAACGCACAAGAAGATGAATATAGCTACTAATATAAACTTTTTTTTAGGTTTACAAGCACAATTAAGAATCTGTCATTGGCAGACTAAAGGATTAGGAAGACACCAAGCATTCGGTCATTTATATGAAGAATTAGACGAATTAATTGATACCTTTGTAGAAACTGCAATGGGTAAATACGGTAGATTTAAATTAGAGGAAGAGTCTAAAACAATACAATTAAACAATTTATCAGATATTGATATCAAAAGTATGGTTAGTACTATTAGAGAAGCATTAGTACAAATGTCTGAAAGTTTTGATGCGACAGATACTGATTTATTAAACATCCGTGATGAAATGTTAGGTAATTTAAATCAAACAGCATATCTACTTACACTAGAATAAAATAAAAAAAGTTTCAAAAAGTTTAGCCCGGATTTTTTAATCCGGGTTTTTTTATTTATTATTTATCTATAACAATTTAAATTTTAATTATTATGTCAACATTTGATGCAGTACTAGCACAGTACGAGAAAAACAAACAAGCCGCAAGCGGTAATGGAAAAGTATCCCAAGAGGATAGAATGAAAAAGTATTTCACTACAGTATTACCAAAAGGTTCTCCTGGTGAAGAGAGAAGAATTCGTATTCTTCCAACAAAAGATGGTTCATCACCTTTCGTTGAGGTTAAATTCCACGAAATTCAGGTTGATGGAAAATGGATTAAAATATATGATCCAGCACAAGAAGGTAAACGTTCACCTTTGAATGAAGTTAAAGAAGGTCTTGAAATGACTGGAGTTGATTCTGATAAAGAATTATCAAAAAACTATCGTTCTAAAAAATTCTACATTGTTAAAGTGATTGATAGAGATCACGAGCAAGACGGACCTAAATTTTGGAGATTTAAACATAATACTAAAGGTGATGGTATTTTGGATAAAATTGTTCCAATTCATGAAAATAGCTCCGGTTTTAAAAGCGCTATTAACAG